TCCGATTTCTGTTTCTTTTTACCCCAAAAACGACTCAAACCGCCAATATCGGCTCAGTTCGGATGAGAACCAGTCATGACGATTCAAAACGGCTCAGATGGGCTGCAATCGGCTGAGGTAGGGGTAACAGAAGTCAGATATGGCTCCCAAACGCCTAGAATCCGCTCAAAGCCACTAGATCTGCCTACTAGAGGCGATGAAATGATTCAGTTCTGCAAAGATATTGGATTCCCGATGCTTCCCTGGCAAGAAGACTTAGCCCGAGACTGCCTTCGATATAAGGCTGATGGCCGTTGGGCACACCCCCTAATCGGCATCATGCTTCCTAGGCAGCAGGGCAAAAGTACATTTATGGCGCTTCGAATTCTGTTTGGTATCTATGTACTTGGCGAGAAGATGCACCTGGCTACAGCTCATAAGTTAACTACATCGAGCGAAATCTTTTTTAAGGTTAGCGAAATGATCGATAACTCCCAGATGCTACTGGATAACTTCGCCAAGAAGTACGAGTCCAAGGGATCTCAGGAGATTCGGTTTAAGAATAAAGCCCGGTATTTAATCAGAGCAGGAAACTCAGCCGCTCGCGGTATTGCGGCTCCAGATGTAATCCATATTGACGAGTTACGAGAGTTTGATACTGAAGATGTCTGGTCATCGATGCGCTTTACTCAGATGTCTAATTCAAATCCCCAAGCATATGTCTATTCAAATGCTGGCCACGCTAACTCGGTTCTATTGCATAAGTTTCGGGAGCGAGGTTTAGCAGCTAGTGAAGGCGCAGAAGATTCTATTGGCTGGTTTGAATGGAGCGCTGAGCCAGGGGCGGAGATTACCGATAAGGAAGCCTGGTATCAAAGTAATCCATCGCTAGGCCACACAGTCCACGAGGACAACATTAAAGACAGCCTTTCAGATCGTGAAGATATCTTCCGTACTGAAATTCTCTGCCAATTCGTTTCGATGATTAACCCAGTTATCTCAGAAGCCGAATGGAAGAAGTGCAAGGCCGACGATCTGCCAGAATTGGATGTTGAGAAAGATACTTGGATGGCGATCGATCTAAGCCCTGACAGAAAGCACGCTTCGCTAGTTGCGGGCCAAAGAATCGAGGGCAATCGATTTATGGTTAGCCTGCTTCATACTTGGTTCAACCCGGTCAACCTCGATGATCTAGAAATGGCTAACGATATTGCTTACTGGGTTAGAAAGTTCCCAGTCAATGCAGTTGCTTACTCAAAGTCGACCGCTTCAGCAGTTGCGGCTCGATTGGCTCCAGCAGGAATCCCAATTCACGAGGTCAACGGCCAGGAGTATCAGCAGAGTTGCGATGAATTCGTTTCAGCCGTTTCCTCGATGAGACTTGCTCACTCGGATCAAGAAGAATTAACTAAGCAAGTCCTATCGGCCGTTAAATTAACTCGAGGAGATGGTGGTTGGGTTATGGGGCGCAAGGCTTCGGGAATTGTGTGCGGTGCAGTTGCTTCAGCAATGGTCACTCACTTCGCGACACGCGGCGAATCAGAAGTTGACATTCAAATAGGTTAATGTCTAGGCAATAGCGTATAATATGTCCAATGGGAATCAGGGACTTATTTACAACGCCAAAGCCACCAACCGAAGTTACAGTTGATGCCGCTTCTACTCCTGCACCTTTCAATAACACAGCATCTTTCAATCCTTTCGTATTTACTCAATCCGTAGCAAGCCGTCAACAAGCTATGGCGGTTCCAACAATCGCTCGTGCCAGAAACATTATCTGCTCAACACTTGCAGCCTTGCCACTAGAGCAGTATTCAAAACTCGATGGCTCCCATATGGGAACTCCAGCAGTGATTAATCAACCAGACCCACGCGTTCCAGGATCAGCAATCTATGCCTGGCTTGCAGAAGATTTACTCTTTCATGGCATGGCTTATGGACAGGTTTTGGAGCAGTACGGAGATACGGGTCGCGTTCGCGCCTGGACTCGCGTTGCACCAGATCGCGTAACACAAAAATTAAACAATAACCAAACAGAAATCGTGGGTTATCAGGTAGACGGTTCAATCGTTCCAAATCAAGGTGTCGGATCGCTAGTAGTGTTTTACGGACTTGATGAAGGCGTGTTAAATCGTGCAGGGCGCACAATCCGGGCTGCCCACGCACTTGAGCAAGCCGCCGAAACTTTCGCTAAAGAACCAGTACCGCTACAAGTATTAAAGTCAAACGGAACTAATCTTCCAGCAGAACGTATTTCTAAACTTTTAGAATCTTGGAGAACTGCTCGCCTTACTAAATCAACCGCGTTCCTTAATGCGGATGTTGAATTGCAAGCGTTGGGCATCGATCCAGCCAAACTGCAGCTAAATGAGGCTCGCCAATATGTCGCTCTGGAATTGGCCCGCGCTTGCAACCTTCCTGCATATTTCGTAAGCGCTGAAACAACCAGCATGACTTATTCCAACAGCGTTTCGGAACGTCGCTCACTTATCGACTTCTCAATGAAGCCAATCCTTGCAGCGATCGAACAGCGCTTATCTATGCCTGACTTCTGCCCTTCAACTGGGGTTATCCGTTTCAGCCTAGACGAATTCCTACGTTCAGATGCACTCGCTCGCGCTCAAGTTTATGAAATCTTAAACCGCATCGGCGCAATGAGCGTTGAGCAAATCAAAGAAGAAGAAGACCTGATCGACAATAAGGAGAACCGATGAAGATAACTATGCCATATGCGATTACAGCGGCGGATACAGAATCCCGCATCATCGCAGGCCGTATCGTGTCCTGGAATGCTGAAGGCAACACCTCAGCAGGTCGCACTATGTTTAAAGAAGATTCAATAACAATGGCTAAGAACATCAAGCTAGTATTGCAACACGATGTCACTCGCCCATTAGGCAAAATGGTTTCATTCGAAGCAGATGCAGAAGGCATTACAGCAGAATTTAAGATCGCTAAGACCACCGCAGGAAATGACGCATTAGAAGAAGCCGCGACAGGGCTTCGCTCAGATTTTAGCGTTGGCGTAGATGTTGAAGATTGGGATAACCAAGATGGCGTAATGGCTATCAGCGCATCTAATCTCATCGAGGTCAGTTTGGTTACAGATGGCGCAATACCAGGCGCAGAAGTCGCGAAAGTAGCGGCAGTAGATAATGAGGTTTCTGAGACATCTCAGGAAGAAACACAATCAACCACAGAAGGAGAACAAGTGTCAGACACTACCGTTCCAGAAGTTGCTCCTGCCGCAGAAACGGTAGAGGCTGCAAAGGTTGAAGTTAAGGCTGCAACAGCACCTTATATTTCAACTACTGTTCGTAACCCAATCGTTGATAAGGCTTCTTATCTCGAGCATTCAGTTCGCGCAAAGTTAGGCAATGAAGATTCTCGTATGTATGTCGCAGCAGCGGCAGATATTACAGATAACGCAGGCCTAGTTCCTACACGCCAACTTACAGAGGTCATCAATGGCATCTCAAACGCAGATCGCCCATTCATTGACTCAATTTCTCGTGGAACTCTACCTGATGCAGGTATGACTTTCGAGATTCCAAAGATCACAGTTGCTCCAACAGTTGCAGTTGCATCTGAAGGTGGAACACCATCTGAGACAGATCAGAACGCGGCTTTCGTAACTGTTAACGTTCAAAAGTTTATTGGACAACAGACATTCAGCCTTGAACTTCTAGATCGTTCATCTCCAGCATTCTTCGCTGAACTCGTACGTCAAATGGAATATGCATACGCAAAGGCCACAGACAATGCAGTTGCAACCGCAATGGTTACTAACGGAACTGATGGCGGAAACCGCGCAGCACTCACAACTGGCGCTCTTGTAGCTGATTTCGTATCAGATGCAGCAGTTTCAATCTACAAGAATACTCTTGGATTTGCACAGAACATCTGCGTATCTCCAGAACAATGGGGCGCTCTTATGGGCTTGGTCGATGGTTCAAATCGCCCAATCTTCCAACAGACAATCAACCCACAAAACGCAGGCGGCACACTTACAGCAACAGCAGTTCGTGGAAACCTACTTGGGCTAAACCTACGCGTATCACGCGCTCTTACAGATGGTTCAGGCGTTGGAGATAACACTCTTATCGTTATCAATCCAGATGCTTACACCTGGTACGAGTCACCACGCCTATCACTCCAGACAAACCTAATCTCAACAGGTCAGGTTCAAGTTGGATACTACGGCTATGGCGCAACTGCTACAAAGCTTGGCGCTGGCGCATACCGCTTCATGGTTGCGTAATTAATTAACTAATCATGGGGGGGCTGCTGCTCCCGGTGGCTCCCCCAGTCGTTTAATAGAGAGGATGTAGAAATGGCTTCAATCGTCACAGTTGCGGAACTAAGGTCTATCCTTGGCGTTTCTACATCCCTTTATAACGATGCTTATTTGACAGATGTAATCGACACAGCCGAGGCAGTTATATTGCCTATGCTCGTTACATACGCTTCACCAATTTCACGCGTGGAGTTGCAGGACAATATCGCTTATTACACAGTCCTAGGCGAAAACAATTTCTCAGAGGGTCAGAGCGTAGTCATCACAGGATGCGGCTCCCCGTTTAATGGCACTTTCACAATTTTAGAATCCAGCAATTACGACATTGATACCTACGTAATGAACTCTAATTCTCGAGTATTCGTAGATGGCGTTTATAGAGACTTTAACGGTTTCTTTACAGTATCAATTACAAATGCAGACATCGATGGCAGAAACGTCATTCCTTCAGGTAAGGCAACCCTTTCAGGCGCAGCAACTTATGTCGGAGTCAGCGCAGTCGAGTCAGCAGTCTTGGCAGTTTCAGTAGAAGTATTCCAATCTCGTATCGCTCCAGGTGGCCAGATCGAGGGTGTAGATTTCACAACAGTCAGCCCTTATCGCTTAGGCCGCAGCCTCTTTAATCGTGTCTCAGGGTTATTAGGGGCGTACATCGATACCGATTCAATGGTGCAGTAATGCCAGCATCAACGATCTTAGACACAGTACGTCAACCCTTAGCAACAGCCTTCGCAAGCGTAGCAGGCAATGTCTATGCCTACGTTCCAGAGGCTCCTATGGTTCCTTTTGTAGTTACAGTTCCAGATTCACCATATCTCGAATTAGAAACTATTAACGGGTCAACGCTGCATCTTAAAATTAATCTCGTTATCTCAGTCGCAGTTGCATATAACAGCAACCCGGCATCGCTCGACAACCTCGAGCAGCTAGTCATAAGTGTTCTGAAGGTTATCCCAGCGGGATACACAGTCGGAGCGGTTGAAAAACCAACAGTAACTCAAGTTGGCCCTTCCAATGTTTTGGTGGCCGATATCAGAGTTTCTACCTACTATACACAAACAAACTAAAGGAAAATAATATGGCAACTGTAGTAATCACAGGTCGCGATATTTCTCTATCTTTCACAGGTGGAACAGATATCGAGGCACAAGCAACTAGCGCAGTCCTAACAAAGACCAACGTGCGCGAGACATATCAGACTCTTGACGGCGAAGCCTACAAGACCACAAACATCGAAGGCACTTTTGCTCTTTCAATGCTTGCTGACTGGGGTAAGGCTAACTCAGTATGCGAGGCCCTATGGACTGCTGCTGAAACTGCACCAGACACAGACATTACAGTAAGCCTAACTGCTGCTACAGGCGCGGTATTCTCATTCCCAATCATGCCAGAGTTTCCTACAGCAGGCGGCGCTGGAACAGATGCTCAGACAGTAGACTTTACTTTCAAAGTATCAAAGGGTGCAGTAACAGAAACCTTTAGCTAAACAATAGAAACGGGAGCAAGCAATGCAACAGCAAATAACAATTAAATATGTAGATGGAACCGAAACCACTTACCTGGTTAGACCACCTGATTACGCCAAGTGGGAGATGACAACTAAAAAAGTTATCTCTCAGTTTGGCGGCATGTGGGACATCCTTTATGTAACGCATTCAGCAATGAAACGCGAAGCAGGCGGCCAGCCAACTAAGACACTCGATGTCTGGATGGAATCAGTTGCGGATGTTGAAGTAGGTGGGGAAGACCCAAAAGTCACCCAAGGGGAAGCGTAAGCCGACTCTTGATTGAACTGGCAATAGCGACACAGATTCCGATGGATAAGTGGCAAAGTGCCGAGGATATTCTTACAGCAATAGAAGTACTAGAGGAGCGCAATCGTGGCAAGTGAGCTAGTAGCACTAGACCAGACTGAACTCCGTAAGGTCTTCAAAGCTTTAAAGAATATGGGTGATGAAGCAAACGATGAGGCCAAGCGCCAATCAGGCGCTCTGGCTGAATTCGCCCGGGCTGAAGTTATTAAAACTGCTAGCAGAGGTAACAACACCAAAGTTTCAGGCCGTATTGCTCAGGGTTCAAAAGTTAAGAAGTCAAGCCGTATCGGTGAGATTACTTATGGATTTGCATCTCAAAAGTTCTCAGGTGGAGCAACCACTAGGGATATTTGGGGCGGTACAGAATTCGGTTCTAATAAGTTTAAGCAGTTCCCTGTTTGGTCAGGCCGCGAAGGTCGAGGCTCTAAGGGGTGGTTTATCTATCCAACGCTACGCAAGATTCAACCTCAGATCGTTGCTAGATGGACTGAATCGTTTACTAAGATTTTGAAGGAGTGGGGCTAATGGCAACAGGTACAAGGGCGTTAACGCTCAAACTTCTTGCTGACGTTGATAACTTCACTAAGAATCTTAATAAGGCTGATAAAGATGTAATGTCCTTTGGCGATAAGGTTTCAGATTTTGGCAAGAAGGCAGGCTTGGCGTTTGCAGCAGCAGGCGCAGCAGCCGTTGCTTATGCTGGCAAGTTGGCGATCGATGGAGTTCAGTCTGCTATTGCAGATGCCGCTGCTCAGGAAAAGTTAGCCATTACTTTAAGAAACGTAACTGGCGCAACAGACGCTCAAATAGCAGCAACAGAAACTTACATAACCAAGACTTCCCTAGCCTTTGGTATTACCGATGATGATCTTCGCCCATCCCTGGAGCGTTTAGCCCGGGCTACTGGAGACGTTACAAAGGCTCAGAAGTTACAGGCAGTTGCGATTGATGTTGCAGCAGGTTCAGGCAAGTCACTCGAGGCCGTTACCAATGCAATGGCTCGCGCAGCCGAAGGTAATACTTCAGCGCTGTCTAGATTAGGCGTAGGACTTACAGCCGCTCAATTAAAGACAATGAGCATGGATGAGATTACCGCCAAGTTAGCCGATACTTTCGAGAATCAAGCTGCTGCCAAGGCAGACACATTCCAAGGCAAATTAACTCGCTTGCAAATTGCTTTTGATGAAGGCAAGGAAACCGTAGGCTCTTACATCCTAACTGCCATAACTCCTATGGTCGAAGTAATCGTTAATAGGGTTATTCCAGCCATTGCAGACTTTACGGATAACCTAGGCGAGAAGTTACGCCCAGTAATTGAATTTCTAACTCCTATTACAAACGGACTTCGCAGCGCTTTTAACTCAGTTAAGAATTCGCTACGCGATAACAGCGAAGAACTCAAGCCTCTCCTTACTTTATTCAAAGCGGTTGCAGAGTTTGCTCGCGACGTATTAGCGCCAATTTTAAGCAAGACTTTGGGCGCAGCATTACGGGTTATAGGCACAGCAATATCTGGGCTTATTTCTGGCCTAGCCAGCGTGGTCACTTTCTTTAATAATCTTTACAATGCGATCAAGCGAGTAATCGATTTATCAAAGCAATTAGGATCTAATCTTAATCCGTTTGATGGCGGAAAAGTTTCAGGAGCATCTTCTCCGTCAGCGCCATCCGCCCCGGCAACTCCTTCAGGGATTCCAAGTTACTTAAACGTCAGACCAGTATCGACAACCAACATTACGGTCAATGGTGCAATCGATAGCGAATCGGCAGCCCGTCAAATTGTCAGTATCCTCAATGATTCTAACGCTCGAGGAACCTTGGGCAGCGCGGCCTTCGTTTAATGACTGCATATACACCTGTTTATAAGGTTCTAGTTAACAGCGTTGAAGTTACTGACGTAACGATAGCCAACCTAGTAATCACTTCTGGGCGTACAGATATTAACGTTCAGCCAGTTGCAGGTTATTGCCAGTTGCAATTACTAAATTTTGATAATTCAAGTTATAACTTTACCGTAGGAACTGGCATTACAGTAGAGGTTACTAATTCGGTTGGAACCTACGTTCCTATCTTTGGCGGCTTTATTTCTGATTTTACTATTTCAGTTAATCAGGCTGGAGATTTGGGCTATACAACTACTGCAACTATTACAGCCCTTGGAGCATTATCTAAACTTCCTAGGATTATTGATGCTGGAGTTTTATCTCAGGACTTTGACGGGGATCAGATTTACACGCTTCTTTCAGGCTACCTATTAGGACAATGGAATGAAGTGCCAGCGGCTCAAACTTGGGCTACTTATGACCCTACTGAAACTTGGTTAAATGCGGTTAACATTGGCTTGGGCGAAATTGATCAGCCAGGCGATTATGAGCTAATAGGCCGATCATCTTCTAACACAGACCTTTACTCATTATGTACCGCTATTGCTAACTCGGCCTTTGGCGTTCTTTACGAGGATGCTAACGGCAATATTGGGTATGCAGACCAAACTCACCGCCAAGATTATCTAGCTGCTAATGGGTACACCACCCTAGATGCCAATCACGCTAATGGAATAGGTTTATCAGCCACTACTAGGGCTGGAGATTTACGCAACAGTTTTACAATCGTTTATGACAATAACGCCAATCAGAGTTATACCGCTACAGATACGGTCAGTCAATCGCTTTATGGGGTGTACGCCGAGCAATACACTTCTAGAATTAAGAAGACAGTCGATGCTGAAGCGCTAGCCGATCGTTATATCGAATTAAGAGCAAACCCTTATCCTAAGTTTCAGAGCATTACTTTCGTACTCGGGAACCCTGAAATAGATAATGCTGATCGAGATGCTTTAATCAATATCTTCCTAGGCCAACCAGTCTGGATCCAGAATTTGCCCGGTAATATCACCGATGGCTCCTTTCAGGGTTACATCGAGGGCTGGACATTTAGAGCCTCACTTAACAATTTGACGGTAACATTTAACGCATCTCCTGTGAACTTCTCGCAAGTTGCGGTAAAATGGGAACAGGTCAATGCAGCAGAATCCTGGAACACACTTAATACCAGCCTAACCTGGCTAGATGCGATTGGAGTCGTAGCGTAATGGCAACAACAACCACTAACTTTGGGTGGGATATCCCCCAATCGACCGACCTAGTAAAGGATGGCGCAACCGCTATTGCTGCACTTGGTCAAGACATAGATACAGCCCTAGTCGATCTTAAAGGCGGCACTACGGGGCAGGTACTAGCTAAGGCATCAGGCACGGATCTAGACTTTTCTTGGATCGAACAAGATGACACAACTCTTTCATTTAATGCTCAGACAGGCACAACTTATACTTTAGTAGCTGCCGATCTTGGCAAACTAGTTACAACCTCAAACGCTTCAGCAGTTACAGTAACAATTCCACCTTCAGTATTCGTTGCAGGAAATCAGATTAACGTTCAATCTATTGGCGTTGGCTTAACCTCATTTGCGGCTGGTGCTGGTGTAACTATTACATCGACCGGCGCAACAGCAGCCGCTCCAATTCTTAGAGCGCGTTATTCTGCTGCCACAATCGTTTGCACTGCAAGCGACACTTTTACCGTAATTGGTGATATTGCATAATGAGTCCAATTTTAGGAATAGTTGCATCTCAAAATTATACGCGTAAGCGAACCGTTGATTATTTAGTAATTGCTGGTGGGGGCGGCGGAGCGCGCGGAGATGGAAATTTAGGATCGGCTGGTGGTGGCGCAGGAGGTTATAGAACTAGCGCAGGAACAACAGGCGGCGGCGGTGCTGCAGAATCTGCTTTACTTTTTTCTCCAGGCGCAAGTTTTACAGTTACAGTTGGAGCGGGCGGTGCTGGAGCAACCAGTAATGGTTACGGAACAAATGGCAGCGCTTCCGTATTATCTACAATCACCTCAACAGGTGGTGGTGGCGGTGCATCAGGCACAGGATCAAATCCAATATCATTTATAGGCTCAACAGGTGGTTCAGGTGGTGGTTCAGCGTTCTGGGGAAATACAGCCGTTGGCTCTGCTGCTGGTGGTAGTCGTACGGCGAGCCCAGTCCAAGGCAACAACGCTGGAACAGCAGGAGGCACAAATCGCTCGGGTTCTGGCGGCGGCGGTGCTGGAGCAGTAGGCGGAAACGCAGTTAACGGCTTAGCAGGTTCTGGTGGTAACGGTTTAGCATCGACTATTTCTGGATCATCAGTCACCCGCGCTGGTGGTGGAGGTTCTTGGGGTGATACTGCTCCACAAGGTACAGGTGGTTCAGGTGGTGGAGGTTCTTCTGCTGCTTACGCAAGTTCTTCAGTTACATCTGGAACAGTAAATACAGGTTCAGGCGGTGCTGGCCAAGGCGCTCCTGCCACAGGTACCGTCGGTTCAGGCGGTTCTGGAATTGTTATTCTTCGCTATGCAGATACTTTTCCAAACTTATCTTCTATTAGTGGAACACTCGTAAAGACTGGTGGCGGAACAACGCCAACTACAACTACAGGTGGCTACAAAATTTATGAATTTACAGCAGGAACAGGAACGGTAACCCTTTAATGGCACACTATGCTTTTCTTGATGAAGACAATATCGTTACTGAAGTTATTGTCGGTCGTGACGAATTTGAAGAAGTTGATGGAATCACTGACTGGGAAAAAGCCTATGCAGAAGTGCGTGGCCAAAAATGCGTAAGAACTTCATATAACGGCAATATCCGCTACAACTACGCGGGAATCGGCTATACCTATGATGAAGACGCAGACGCTTTTATTGCTCCTAGGCCACAATGCGGCCACAAAGAGTTACTTCTAAATGACAAATTTCGCTGGAACTGCCAAAGATGTGAACTAGATGCTAAGGCGCTTAGAGATGAAGCCTAATCTATGCAAGGCTGGCCAGCAATTAAGGGAACAGTTCGATGACACCTTCCCAGATCGTGATCGACGTTCCGATGGGTGGATCGGCGATACACGCCATTCAGCACGCCCTAGTGATCACAACCCTGATTCAAAGACTGGGACTGTTAGAGCAATCGATGTTGATCGAGATGTCCATAAGTCAGGCAAGCCCGACCTCATGCCCGATATTGCAGATCAGATTCGTCTCGCTGCAAAGTCTGGAGAGAAGCGCATCTCTTATGTCATATTCAATGGGCGAATCGCATCATCTCGCTTGGGCTGGCGCTGGAGAAAATATACGGGAAGCAATCCGCACAACCATCATTGCCATATCTCTTTCACTAGCAAAGGTGATGAGGATGGCTCGTTCTTTAATATCCCACTATTAGGAGGCAAGTAAATGGAAACAGCAATCATCGCAGGATTAGGCTTGATGGCTATTCCAGCAATTCGTGCAGCTATAAAGTCTTACCGGGCAAAGAAGGCTTTAAAGGATGTACTCGTTGATGCAGTAGAAGCAGCAGTAGATGAGATCGATCCTAAAAAGAAATGACACTTCAGGATTATGCTGCTCTTGCAGTAGCGATCGTGACGGTGCTGGGTGGTGTTACTGCGATGCTGCACTTTATGATCAAACATTATTTAATGGAGTTGAAGCCCAATAGTGGATCAAGCCTAAAAGATCAAGTTAATCGCTTAGAAGCGCGTGTCGATACTATTATCGAACTGTTAGGTAGGTAACACTAATCTTATGGCTCGTAAAAAGGTTATAGATCTCGATACATATTCAGCGTTAGATGCTTGGGCTATTGGCCTACAGGAAATGTATAGAGCACTTCGCCGCGCAGGTTTTGAAGTTGATCTTGCACTTGGAATTATAACTGAGCCATCAGCTTATCCAGATTGGATTCTCCCTAAGCCAGACCTCATTCCACATACTTGGGATGATGACGATGACGATGAGGACTAATAATGAAAAGAACTGTAATCGTTCCAGATTTACAGGTTCCATATCACGATGAAGTTGCTGTACGCAATGTTGCAAGTTTTATTAAGGCATACAGGCCAGATAGCGTTATTACATTGGGAGATGAAATTGACCTCCCACAGATCAGCCGATGGACAGAAAATACCCCGGGCTGGTACGAACAGACATTAGCTGATGATCGAGACCAAGCCGTAGAGGTTCTTTGGTCGCTGGTGGAGCATTCTAAAGAAGCCCACATGATCCGCTCAAACCATACGGATCGACTTTACAACGTCATTATGAAGAAGATCCCAGCGTTCCTGGCTTTGCCCGAGTTACGCTTTGAAAAGTTTCTGAAACTTGATGAATTGGGCATTACCTACCACAAGAAGCCATACGCGTTTGCTAAAGGCTGGGTAGCGGTTCATGGTGATGAGCAAGGAATTAACCCTAATGCAGGCCTTACAGCCCTTGGAGCAGCCCGTAGACACGGTTTAAGCGTGGTTTGCGGACATACTCACCGAGCAGGGGTATCGGCCTTTACAGAGGCTTCTGGTGGCAAAATAGGCCGTATCCTGCGTGGTGTCGAAGGCGGGCATTTGATGGATGTACGCAAGGCTGGTTATACCAAGGGAACTATGAATTGGCAGCAGGCATTCATACTGGTTGAAGATAGCCAAGTAACCTTGGTTAACCTAGAAAAGGATGGAACCTTCGTGGTTCACGGAAAGCGCTATGGCAGGGCTCGATGACTTTCCTGATCTCAATCGGACAATAGACGACCACGTAGACAACGCAGAATTGTTACCGTTTCGTTATACAAATAAACGCGGCTCTGTCTCCTAGTTATGTCATCCTTATCCCAAGAAGCCAGAAATTCTGGTAGAACGGGAGCAATAAATGGAACTATACGAAATAGGCATTATGTTGGTTTTAGTGATGTTGTCTAATGTGGTTTTTTACTCAATGGGTATTAAGACTGGTTACTTAGATGGCCGTAAAGCCGTTCGCGAGTATTACGAAAAGCGCGAGAAGGTGCGAGCATGAAGCATGCAGAAATCCTACAAAGTGCTACAGACCTTTACCAAGACCGGGGACTTAGTTACGGTCACCCAACTGACAATATGGCAAGAGCAGCAAGGCTTATCAGCGCCTATTTGGAAATGCCAGTTGAGGATTATCAAGTTGCGGTCATACTCTCGCTGGTCAAAATCGCCCGAAGCATCGAAGATGCCCAAAAGATTGACACCTGGGTCGATGGAGCCAGTTACCTTGCAATCGCTGGACAATTAGCAACAGAGGAGAATGAACTATATGTTTAATTTAGAAGATTATGAAACAGTCGAAGAACGCCTAGCCAAGTTTTGGAAGGAACATCCTGATGGTCGAATATCTACTGAGGTTATTGAGCATACTTTGCAGAGATTTATCGTTAAGGCTTCTATCTATAGAACTGAAGTGGATGCACACCCTTGGACTACTGGCTTTGCTGAGGAAACCGTATCTACGCGAGGAGTTAATTCTACGTCGGCGCTTGAGAATTGCGAGACGAGTGCGATTGGTCGCGCTTTGGCTAACGCGAATTATGCTTCGAAAGGCAAACGCCCTAGCCGTGAAGAAATGGCAAAAGTCAATCAGGCGCAACCAAAGCCGTTTGCTGAGAAGCTAGCGGATAAGATAACAGTCGAAAAGGAAGATGATCCTTGGACTATCAAAGCCGTAGAACCTGCTCCAAGTGCTGCTGATGCAGTTGCTTTGGTTCAAGAGGTTTTAGGTGCTACTAAGGTTGATAAGGATATTCCTCATTGCAAGCACGGTGAGCGTGTATGGCGTACTGGCAACAAGAATGGAAAAGCCTGGGCAAATATGGGATGTCCGTTAACACCTCAACGTCAGGAAACGTGGGCTGACATTGATAAATGCGATCCGATTTGGTACGTAATAGATAACAATGGAGCTTGGAAACCTCAGGAGGCTCGCAAATGAGTAGCTTACAATTTATGAATCAAGACGGAGAATGGGAGTCATATCCTGATGTCGATGTTATCGATTACTACAAGAGAATTCGAGAGGT